ATGGAACGTGCGTTTCAAAACAGATGCGAGCCCAGAGCGGCGAAGCCGTTTAAAATCCTGAAAAAACGTTCAACCACCAGTGTCGCAAGCTATCAAGTCAGTCCGCATACAGCAAGAATCTTCAAAGAAAACGAACGGCTGATTGACGAGTATAAACGAAAAAAAGCATGATCACACTAAAAGGACAAGGGAAAACAGCTCTTGTCCTTATTCCTTTTCTTAAAGGGTGACATATAATAAATTACAAACAGAGGATAATGTCAGGTGATACAGTGAAAAAATTGGTGAGGCGTGTGAAGTTTGTTGATTACGGAAGGTTTGGGCTTTCCGGGTACTCGCTTCGGGTGAGGGAGCGTAGTGCTGGAATTATTAAAAAGTTGAAGAAGAAAAAATAAATCCCGGAACCAGCTCCGGGATTTTTGTGGTCTGTGATCAGCTTAATTGCGCTGCGATCTTCGCTTTCGTCGCAGGTCCGTAAATACCGTCGGCAGTCAGGCCGTTAACAGACTGAAAACGCGCGACTGCGTCAGCTGTTTTCGGGCCGTAAATGCCGTCAATTCCGTTGTTGACAGCGCCTTTATCAGGGTAAAAATACAGAGCCGCAAGTGCTCGTTGCACCTGAAAGACGTGTTCTCCTGAGGTATAAGGTGTTGTCAATTGAATGATACCATCAGGGAGCGGATAGAGCTCGGGTTCTTCAGTGGACGATGGAGCACTTACAATTAATACTTGACCAACGCGAATAAGATTCGGGTCTTCGATATTGTTCCACTCTTGCAGCTGAGCAACCGTAACACCAAATGCTCTCGCTATGGATGTGAGCGTGTCGCCCTGTTTCACGACGTAAGTTTGGCTGCCGCCTCCCCCAATTCCTGCTTTGAACGAATCCCACGTATCTAACAATTTTCGCGGACATTCCTTCCCTGACCAATACTTATGAGGGACGACATTGGCGAGACTGATATTTTGTTCAGCCATTAATGTTTTGATGAGCCACTGGGCATTTGCTGTTGCTTTTTCAAAATCGCCATCGGCATTTTCGCAAATTTCAATTCCGATAGAAGCCCGGTTGCCGCTGCCATTTCCGTCTCCCGCATGCCAGCCGTTTTCATTCAAAGGCAGATGCTGATAAATTTCTGTATCATCAACTGTAAAATGCCAGCTTGTCGTCGTATCAGGATTTTTCAAATAGCGGGCATGCGCTGCAGCATCTGCCCCTACTGCGGTATTCGCTGTATTGTGCACCGTAATGTAGAGCGGCGTCATTGCGTAGCCTGGACGGTTATTTGCGCCAACCGGAATAAAGTCTTGAATAATGTTAACCATTTTCATCTCTCCTTATTTCGTCAGATTATTGTCCCTTAACAAGTCGCGCTGTTTTTTCCCTTTTTCTGTTACATAGTTGTTTTTAAACCAAGCGGCAAGTGTCGTTCCAATTGTAAATGCGATGGAACCGGCTGAATAAAGAGCGTCAGCGAGCTGATTGACCTGCTCCTCCTGAATGTCCAATGGTGATTTGCCGAGCATCAGCATGGTCTGGTTGATTAAAGCAATTAAAAGAAGCACCGTCCTGATGACCGTGCCCTTGTCAAACGTGTTCATGAAAATCCCCCTTTAATGCTGCAGCAGGCTGTACATAATGGCGATGGCTCCGCCAATGATGCCTGTAGACACTGCTGTAATGATGGCACCTGTGATGGTGCGTTTAATCCACGTGGTGTTTTCTTCAATTTTGTTTAATTTTTCGTTCAGCGTCATGATTTGCTGGTCTTGCCTATCTGATGACCTCTCTAGAACACTGACTCGCTGCTCAAGCGTTTTTTGTTCTGTTTTTATTTCTGTTATCTCTTTTTCAAGTAAATTCATGTCAGGCACCTCAGACAATTCTGACATATAAACTTCCTCCTTACTTCTTTCATACATTCACCTCCTTTGAGGCAAAATAAAAAAGCCTTTTAGTTGGCTTTCATCGTTTCCTCGTATGTTTGATCTGTTATTTCTTTAAATTGGGCAAGTGTAACATATTTTTCACTAACACCTTCCTTTAAGTCATCAACTGAACAGTCATGAAACATCATAGCTTCCCTTACCATTGATGTTGTAGCCCATTTATAAAACAGGGCATATACCCAGAAATTAAGACTCACTTGTCATTCCTCCCTTTAAATTCAGTAGATCTAATTTTAAGGCTGCTATTTGTTTACCTAAAGATTGGCTTAATGCTTCTGCTTCCTTTCTAGCTATTACTTCTTCAGTTAACTGCATACCTAAAGCCTTCTGTGCTTGGTCTGCTTGTATTCTCGCTAGTTTTTCCTCTGTTAACTGTTTGCCAAGTGCAGAAAGCTGGTCATTCGTTGGATTGGATTCAGATGGAACATCCTCCAGTAAGCTTTTTTTATAAGCTTGATCTGCTGTTTCTATCCATGTTTGCTTTTCTTCATTAAACATTGGTCGCCACATGCCCTCTCCATTCAATTCTGGAGGTATGTCTGTAGCATTTTTAGGAATAATATAATCCCCTGTATCTTGATCTCTAAATAACTCAACAGGATTACCAAGATAGATTTTATCTGCTCCGTAAGGATATATTAATTTCATATTTTTCTCCTTTGTACCTATGTTAAAGGTATTACTAAATCGATATAATAGCCATTTACATTATTTTCAACATTAGCCATAATACCTGTTAATTTCATGTCACCTGATGCGTAAATAATTATTTTGCTATAACCTGTTGTTCCACTTGCAGATACTAACTTTACAACTCCTTTTGAAGGAGCACACGAAGAAGGGATGCTTGCAAAAACAATCTCTCTGTCAGTCAGAACGTGACCATTTAGATGAAGAGTATTTCCTACTTTACGATACTGAAGGGGCCTATCACCTGATTTAGCGCCGTTTTTATATGGTACATCATTCCAAGATATATCTTCAAAATCTAAATTAGTAATGACTTCACGCCAACCCGTGAATTCACCTTCTTTATGAATTGTTCCAATCCATGTACGATTATCAAAAGATCTTGTAGCGACAATTTTTTTTAATCCTTGCGGCGGAGCCAGATCTGCCGGTACTTCTGTAATATCATAGTAATACCAAGCTGACTTATCACCGCCTGGATGATTTTGTACAGCAGCACCGAAATAAAAACCTGTCGGTAAATCAAATAGGCTTCCCTCATTTTCAATCTGAATCCTCTGACCGTTTGTGGTTGTAAACGGATATAACTGTCCACTATTCCACTTCTTTCTTTCTAATGAAGATATATGGAGCGTTTGATCCTTAGCATGATCATTTACTTTTGACTGTGCCCCTGTTGTAGACTCAATCGGATACCAATTTATCGCAGTTTGATTCGCATTATAGTAGAACCACCAAGCATTTCCCTTTACATCTACTGCATAACCTACGCCAATTCCAGGCTGACCAACTAATTGCATACCGCGCAAGCTTGTGTCAGATGGGTTATCCGTTACAGCATTTGTTCCATAAAAAGACATAGATCCTGAATCTTTTAGAGCTTCATAAAAAGACCCAGAAGTTAGGTTGATTTTTTGTGTTCCATTGTCGGCTGTTATTTTGAATAGTTGTGAATTATCCCACTTAGTACGCTCATCTGATTTGATGTGACGGATTGAATCATTCGTATGTGAATTAAATTCAGCTTTAGAAGCTTGCTGTACATTATCAACATTCCCCAGCCCAACTTGTGCCTTTGTGACTTGGTTTGGATTATCTCTTCTTGCAGCCAGATCATCAGTGTATGCTTTTGCATTCCTCTCAGCTGTATCAGCCTTACTTTGAGAACCAGCTGGAGTTTCTTTTGCATTCCAGTTTTCACGCTCTGTCGATGTGATATGCCGCACCTGATCTTGATCATGCTGGTCAAAATCCTTCTTCGCCGCCTGCTGCACATTATCCACGTTCCCCAGCCCGATTTGCGCCTTTGTTGTGTTGTGGGGGTTGTTCATGTCGTTTTTGTGGGCGGCCAGGTCGGTGTGGGCGTCTTTTATGCCTTTTTCCCAGCGGTTGACGTCATCTTCGTTGATTGGGTCGTCCGGAAGCCAGTCTGTTTTTTCTTCGTATGCCATGTTTACACCACCTCAAAAGTAAATCTGAAATCGAGTGTTCTGTTTTCGCTGACGTCCAGGTCAGTCTTTCTCTCTGTAATGACGTTGCCCAGCTCGTCAAAAATTTGTACCGTTTCGATATGCTTGATGTCTTCCTCACGTTTTGTCAGAACGGTGACGGTCGCACCGTCAATGGCAAGCTCTACTATTTCTGTTTTTTGGCCGTTGAGCAGCACGTGATCGATTCTGCTTTTTAGATCAGCCGCTGTGCGTTCTCTGTATATGGTTGAAATCAAGTTAAAACCACCTCATTGTTGTTAAGAGTGACAGAATAACCGACCTTGAGCTCACTGGCTGTTCGGTATCTGCGGTGATTCAGGATGACTGTATCTTTGATTTGCAGCGTCTCATTCAATCCGCCTCTGAGCGTATACGCCAAATGAGCGGGTTTCATGTTTTCTATCGCTTCGATCAGCTCATTCATGTGCTGGAGGTCATCAACATTAATATCGACGTTAAATCGATATTCGCCGGTAAGCAGGCGGACCTGTGCAGACGGGTTTTTCAAGAAACGGTTTACCGCCTGCTCAATGGCCCTGTATGTGATTGGCGGGATGTTCGACATTTTGGAAATGAGCCTCAATCGTCTGATCTCATCAGTGTCGCCTGATTCCCGCGGTACGTTTAAAATCTTTTCCCAGCGGCTGAGCCCCCATGTCGCCGTCGGTACGAATAACTGATCCGTCAGATCAAATATGCTGTCATTTTGTTTATCAAACTCAGGCGCTTCCGCTTTCAGCAGCTCAGCCATTTCTTTAAGGCTGGTAAGAAACGGCGGCAGATACGCTGTCATGTCATCTTGTTTGCTCAATGATCTTCACCTGCCCAAGCTTAGGAATTTCCACGTCGCTCAGCACCAGATTTTCAGACGTGCCGTTGATTTGAATATTGGAGTAGTCACTGACTGATGGTGAATTATAGACGATATTGTTAATTTGAGAAAGGCGGATGACGTTATCTTCAAAAGCCATTTTCTTAAAGAGATTTAAAACGCCTTCCTCAATTTCTGACTTCACTTCATCAATTGAGTGATTGATCTCAGGCAGCACTTCGGCAGAAATCTCAACTTCTTTCCAGACCGCGCTCTCCACTGTGACAACGGCTCCGATTGGCGCCTGTCCCTCTCCCTGTCCTGGTTCAGGGTCAATATAATCTTTCACTTTTTGAATTAAAATATGAGAAGCGGGCTCAAGATTCGCATTGGTGACGACAATTTTGACCGTGCCTTCACCGTTCCAAAGCGGGAAGATCTTTGCCTTTCCCACACCGTCCACTTCCTCAGCCCACTCTTTATAATGCATTTTATTGGCACTGACGGCCTCACGCCGAACCCTTGTAAAATACCGTTCTCGCAAGCTGTCATCTCCCTCTTCCTCGCGCCCCGGAATCAGGATTTCTTTGACAATGGCCGTTTCTAAACCGGGAATGGTATCCAATGACAGTAAATTGCGTCCGGTCAGATTGGCGTTTCCCGCTTCACCAGGTGTTTCACAGATGAGCGTCCCGTCTGCCGTATATTGAAAATAAAGATTATCCACGTAAAAGCGGGAGCCGACAGGAATAGTAACTCCAGATGTAAACTCTCCCGCTCTGACCGCCTTTGTCGCGGCTGTCCGTTCAATTCCCGCTTCCGCTGCACGCCTGTCTAAAAATTCGCCTTGTGCGGTATCAGAAAAAACTAGCTCAAGCACAGTATCCAGCCATATATAAGACTTCGCAAGCTCGGCCGCCGCCGGGGCTAACGCATTATAAATGACGCTGCCTTCTCTTGTGTCAATATCTGCGGAAATGCTGTTCAGCATTCGCTCCATAATATTTTCAAAGGTCTGATCTTCAAACATGTTCGCCAATCACCTCCTCAATCTCAAGCGTCCCTTCATCCGTCTCCACCACAAAGGACACATGAAACGCATCGCCTTGTTTTTCTATCTCAAAGTCTGTTACAGCCGATATCCGGTCATCATAAACCAGCGCCTCTTCTATCAGCCTCGGAATCTCCATCTTTTTATAGGCATCAGTCGTCTCATGATCTGTCAGCACGTCCTGAAGCTCATTTCCGACATTATGGCTGTATATGGAATACGCATAGCGTTCTGTCTGTAAGGCGATATACACGAACTGCCTGATCGCTTCAAGCCCGGTAATCAGCTCATTCGTAATTCTTCCGTTTTCAAAATCTATTTTATACGTTTGCGAGGTTTCAATGACTTCGCTCTCATCTTCAAAATCCTCAAACTCCACTTCTGGTGTCAGGGCCATGATGCCCACTCCTTTTACATGCTAAATATAAAAACCCCTTCGTACTGAAGCGGTTTGTCTATACCTTATCTAAAATAAAAAACGATTGCCCGCCAGTCAGAGCCGCGGCCATGACGCGATCCCCCGGTTCGAGTGCATCGTCTCCTCCGGACTGCATCCGTTTTGGGATAATGATGGCGTCAGCCGGTATGATCAATTTGCTGTTTTCTTTTAATTTGATTTCCACAGGAGAAACCGAAACGACTTCAGCCGGGAGCAGTTCTACCGGAGACTCAGCGTCAATTGCGCCGACTGCCAAATGTTTTATAGCCTCACTTAATCTCATCAGGATACTCCTTCCGGCATCGTATTCTTTTCAACAACATCGATCGTCATCGTATGTTTCGTTCCTTTAAATTCATGCCGGTCCGTATCTACCCAATAGGTTTTCTTGATGCCGGCCTCTGGAATCGAAATATAGACGGGCAAGCCGCTCTGCACTTCCGGGATGCCCACTGCCTGAATATTTTTCAGTTCTTTTTTCACGCCCTTTTTTTCAGCAAGGCGTACATCTGCCCGCTGCTGAAGCTGTGCCTGGTTGATGTCATCTGTGACCGTTTCCGTATATTGAAGCACACCGTATTTATTTAAGCCTGAACTGTCCTTAGCAGAGGCTTTATATGTCTTATTGTCCTTTTGCCGGCGAAGCACCACCCGAGTAGCAGTGTCGTTTATAGAAGTGCTGTATTGGTAGCCTGTGATATTGACGCCCGTTTCAAGCACCCATACCTCTGACGGATCTGGCCAAGCGCGCAGACCGAGCTTTCCTTTTTCCGAATACAGCTGGTAATGTCGTCCTGTCTGGCTTTTCGTCTGTTTCAGCGCTTTTAATATGATGTCATACAATGTCGTATCATTTTTAATGACAAGACTTTTGATCGTATGGCCTGTGTTCGCGATCGAGGTTGTCGGTATCTGGAAGTCACTAGCAATCCTTCTGATGATCTGGTCGGCCCGCTGATTGGAAAACACGTACATATCCTGGTTTTTGACCAGGTACTGCAGCATGTCATAAGCGCTGAAGGAAAGCGTATGCTCGTCCGGGGTTCTTGCAAAAACAATGCCCCGAAACAGCTCTTTTCCCTTCCATTTAAACAAGACCGTATCTCCTTCTGAGACACTGTAATACGTCTGGTCGCCCTGTTTGGTGACGATGGTCGCTTCAATGGAGCGCGGCGCCTGATAACGATGGCCTTCAAGCGATACGCTTTCAGCAACAAGCTCAAGCCACTCTGTGTCTTTAATGACGAACAGTTCTATCATCATACATCACCTGTTTCATTGCGGTATCTTTAATTTTTGGCCGGGAAAAATCCAGTGGCCCGGCTGCCTGATGTTCCGTTTGCTTCGTTTGATCATTGCTGTTTTATTGGCGTTCCAAATTTTGCGCCATTGAGTGCTGTTCCCGTAAAATCTGCCTGCAATGTCCCATAGCGTGTCTCCCTTTTTCACTGTGTACGTCTTCGGCGCAGCCTTCGACGGACGTTTTGCCTTTGTTTTTTTCTTCTGCTTGATTTTCCGCGGGGAAGCGGTTTTGTATTCTTTTAGCACAATATCAAAATCCCGATCTCCTATTTCATTGTCTCCCTCACTATATTTAAGGCTTTCAATACTGCATGTCATATTGATTTTTGTTCCCGTAATTAAAAATTGAACAGGCTTTTTTGCCTTCATCCATTTTTCAATTTTAGCAATAGCATTTTCCGGAGACGGGAGATTTTGATATTCAGCTATCGGCGTATACTTTTTTGGAAAAAAAGAAGAAAATGAAATTTCTTTTGCTCCGGGTTCTTCAATAAACGTTAGTTCACCCAATCCCGTTATCTTTACTGAGTCATTTTGTACACTATTCGCTATATCAATCGCTTCAGGAAGAACAGGGAATCGCAGCTTTTCTTTCCCCTGTGATATCCAAAATTCATAGATAGACTTAGTCAAAAGCCACGACCCCCTTTGTACCGGTGTTAATGTCTTTTTGTAATTCATCAAGTAATGCCTGCTTGATTTTCGCAACCAGGCCATCAGCATCCTGTCCATTATGGAAATGCTGATCGCCGTTAAACTCAATCTTTATTTCTTTCGTTCCGGCTGTTTGTATCGTTTGCCGTGTGCCGGATGTAACTGCTGAAACTTGTCCTGAAGAAAGCTCAGACTGCTGGGATTGAGACGGATCTGTCACTTCCATTCCCAGAGCTTGCGCAGCTCTCTGAAGGAGGTAGCGGCCGCGGATACCTCGCTCCTCCGGAATGATCCATTCCCGCTTGTTTCCTTCTCCGACACGGGCAATTTGTTCTTTTGTAATCAGCCCGCCGTTCGCGTAACCGACATACGGTCCGCCATGATTCAAGCTTTTAATACCCGGCACATTGTTGATTGATCCATATCTGCTTTTAATGTAGCCGATCGCAGCAGCTGCGTTGTGAATCGGGTTTTTAATGTTACCCATACCCGGTGCTTTATGGTCATTAAAGGTGCTTGGGATCGTCTGCATCAGCCCCTGTGACGGATGCCCTGCTTTTGCGTTGCTGTCCCACAAGTTAATTGCATTCGGATTGCCTCCGGACTCATGCTGCGCAATCGTCATGAGTCCCGGAAGCCAGCTCATCGGTGTCTTGGTGGCCATGAGAGCAGCCATAATCCATTGTTTTACGTTCCCGCCCATGGCTCCCATTCCGGAATAGGCAGCCGCCAGTGATCCAGCTTGTTTTTCAGCATATTTCTTTACATCTACTGAGCCAAGTCCTTTGACAACACCAATTGAAGCAAAACGCCCCAAGCTCATCATGACACGGGAAGGTGAATGAATATCTAGCTCCTCACGGAAAGCCTGCTCCACTCTCTTGGCCATATCCTTTGCTGCTTGTTTTACTTCACTGGATTTAGAATTCATACCTGTCACAAAGTTTCCGATCAAACCGGAGCCCCAGCTGTTCGATGTCTCTTTTGAACGCAGGAACGGTTTGTCAACATGTGTACTCACATACTGTGCAGTCCCTGTTTGGGTTGAGTTTTGTCCTTGCGCAAAGCCTTTGACCGTTCCTGTGCCCCATGAAGACGATTTGTTCACAGTGGCTTGATACGGCGTTTTAACTTTTGATTGCAAAAAGCCGTCCGTTCCGGTTGCTGTACCGTTTTGGCCCTTGGCATACCCGCTTACCATTTGTTTACCGTAATTTGGTGAAGCAGAAATCATTTGTGTAAATGGCGTATTGATGTTTTTCTTTTTCCAGTCTTCCATTTTGACCGGCTGATCGCTGATGCCTTTACCAAAGCCTTCTGAAAATTGCTGTCCGAGTGTGGACGCTTGGCCTGTAAGATTTGCAGTGTTCATTACTGGGGAGGCTGAGCCTGATAGAGGACTGACAGCTGCTCCTCCTGAAACAGATCCTGGACTTCCGCCAGAAGACGAAGCTGCGCCCATGTCGTCTACAACTTGCATACCCAGCTTAGACGCCGCTTGTGAAAGAAGCATCTTCCCCCGGCCTCGGTTGTTATCAACCGGGATAACGAATTCCTTGCCGGCTTCACCGATCCACGAGATGGTTGGTTTGGTGATGTAGCCGCCTGTGGCATTTTTATCCGGATCCTTACCTTTATTCGGATCACCGCCGCCGGTTACAAAATTAATTACTTTACTAGCTACGCCGCCAGCTTTATCCCAGATTTGCTTCACCCAGCCGAACGCTTTAGAAAAAGCTTCTGAAATCGCTTCTCCCACCTTTGTAAGAGGTTCTTGAATATTCTTTTTAAACCAGCCGCTCAGGCCTTTCCAAATGTTCTTAACGGTGTCTATCGCTTTTTTGAAAGCATCTGAGATTCCCTTGCCTACATCTGAGACTGTATTTTTGACCGGGTTCCAAACTGTATCCATGAACCATCCCGATACCGTACTGAAAACACTCTTAATCTTATTCCAAGCACCGGTCATTTTATCCCAGATTGTAGTTGCCGCTCCTATTACAGCAGATTTGACTGGCCCCCACACATTACTCATAAACCATGAAGCAACTGTACTGAACACATTTTTAATCGTCGTCCATGCATTTACGATTTTAGACCATATTGCTGTTGCTACACCCACAACTGCTGATGAAACCGGCGTCCAGACATTGTCCATAAACCATGTTGCCACCGTGCTGAATATCGTTTGAATCGTTGTCCATGCATTTACGATGTTGGACCATATGCTTGTTGCTACACCCACAACTGCAGTTGATACTGGCGTCCAGACATTGTCCATAAACCATGTTGATACAGTTCCCCAAGTATCCTGAATGGCTGACCAGGCATTTTGCGCACCCTCTGTAATGCTGTTCCATGTATCTTCTAGAGCGCCAGCATCAATTGCCTTGCCTAAACTTTCACCGCCGAAAGTACCGGCAATTCCTCCTACAACACCGCCAATAGCGGTCCCGACTCCCGGCACAACGCTTCCAATAGCCGCTCCTGCAGCGGCTCCTGCTAAACCTCCGCCGGCTGAACCTACTTTTTCACCAGCATTATCCTTATTGATACCGGCTAAGTCAGTAAGGGACAGTATTTCGCCTAATCCTGGTATTCCTTTTGCCGCTCCTTTTAAGCCCTTCAGTCCGCCTTTTAAGCCTTTTGATTCACCCAATGTTTTCAGAAGGCCTGAAAAACCTTTGCCTGATGCTCCTTTAGCAGATTTAGGTGTATTCACAGGATTTGTTTTATTCCCTTTTGTTGATGAACCGTTTCTATTTTTGACTTTTTTGCTTTTGCCTGTACTGATTCCGGCACAGCAGCAACCACAAGCCCCGCCCCATTTGCCGCCTGACTTTTTCGATTTTGAACCTGAAGATTTTTGGTTCATAGAAGGTTTTTTAGTGCGGTTTGAATTGTTAGAAGTTGAGTTCTTTGTATTGGCTTTTGAAGCTTTTTGTTTGCCTTTGCTTCCGCTGGATTTGCCGCCAAGCAACCCGCCAATATCCAGATTCCCCAGCTTCTCAGCAATGCCTTTTATAATTTTTTCAAAAAACTCTCCCACTTTTTCAATAATTTTATCTGGGCTGAATTTCTCGAATTTCTTGGCGATTTTTGAAACAATGTTATCAACAAACTTTTCTGCTTTATTAGCGATTTTATCCGGATTCAGGAAATTAAATTTCTCTGAAATTTTGTCAACAATATTTGTTACAAAGTCTTCCGCTTTAGTAATAATGGCGTCTGGACTGAATTTGCTGGCGACATCATCTACTTTTTTCATAAAGGAATCTGTAAACTTGTCAAGCTCGTTAAAAATGGTTTCCGGGCTGAATTTACTTACGACATCGTCCACTTTTTTCATGAAGGAATCTGTAAACTTATCCAGCTGCTTAAAAATCGCTTCTGGACTGAATTTGCTTGCGATATCATCCACTTTTTTCATAAAGGAATC